GGGCGCCGCGGCGCCCCGCCGTGATCGCACAGGCTGGATACACCGGGAAGAACCACTTTTCCGTTACATATGGAGACCAGAAAGTAACCGTCCGCGCCGAGGACGGCTATGCGGCCCTTTTTACCGCCGCCAAGCACTGGGGCTATAAATTCACACGCCCGGAGTACCATCAGAACGCCCGCGCGACCAAGCTCCACTACACGCCGGACACACGGCCGGGGGCGGTGGTATGAGGTTTGTGTGTGACGCCTGCCAGGATATCACGAACATCGAGGCCGACCGGATGGAGATCCAGGGCGAAAAGCTGATGGTGTACAGCCGCGGGCGGCTGGTGTACGTTGCGGATCTCGGCCAGATCATGCTGGCCAAGCTGACGCCGGGGAGGGATGAGGCAAGATGAAAGTACTCGAATTGTTTGCAGGGACGCGAAGCATCGGGAAAGCATTTGAGGCACGAGGGCACGAAGTGTACTCAGTGGAGTGGGACAAAGACTTTGAAAACATCGACCTATACGCCGACATCCTAACGGTAACGGCGAAAGACATCTTGGATAAATTCGGACATCCGGATGTGATATGGGCAAGCCCGGATTGCACGACATTCTCCATCGCTGCAATCTCACACCATCGACGCAAAAATCCGGAAACGGGGAATTTGGACGCGGTGAGCGAGTACGCAAAGTTCTGCGACAAGGTGGACCAGCATGTCCTGGCACTCATCAAAGAGCTAAACCCGAAATTTTATTTTATAGAAAATCCCCGTGGCGGGATGCGGAAAATGACGTGGATGCAGGATCTGCCTCGCTACACTGTTACATATTGCCAGTATGGCGACACCAGAATGAAGCCGACAGATATATGGACAAACCATCCAGATCCCAAATTTAGGCCGATGTGCCACAACGGCGACCCGTGCCATATCGCCGCGCCGCGCGGAGCAAAGACCGGTACGCAGGGGCTGAAGGGGAGCAAGGAGCGATCAGTGATTCCGAAAGCGCTATGCGAGCATATCGTGGATATCTGCGTTGCGGATCTGGGGTAGATCATGACGCCGGGGAGGGAGGACGGCAATGGACTTAGAACAAACCGCGATTGAACGGCTACGGATGGCATCAGAAATGAGCCTGCGCCTGTACAAGCAGCCGCTGGTGGTCACGTATTCCGGGGGAAAGGACTCGGACGTGTTGCTGCATCTGGCTGGTGCGGCGGGGATCCCATATGAGGTCCTACATAGTCTCACAACGGCGGACGCGCCGGAGACTGTCTGGCATATGCGGGATACCTTCCGCCGCTTGGAGCTGGCTGGCGTAAAATGTGACATCGATACGCACCGGACGCCGGACGGCGGAAACGTGACGATGTGGAACCTGATCCCGCGTAAGCTCATGCCGCCGACACGCCTGGTGCGCTACTGCTGCGCGGCGCTCAAAGAGACCAGCGGGCGTGGGCGGTGGATCGCGACTGGCGTCCGCTGGGCCGAATCGCAAAAGCGCAAGTCCCGCGGCGTTATGGAGGCGCTGCACAGGGACAAATCCAAGCGGCTGACGCTGATGAACGACAATGACGAAAGCCGCATGCTGATGGAAAACTGCCAGCTAAAGGGGACCCGGACAGTCAACCCAATCATTGACTGGCAGGATGCTGACATCTGGGATTACTGCACGGCAGAAAAGATCTCGATGAATCCGCTTTACGCCTGCGGTTTTGAACGCGTGGGTTGTATCGGCTGCCCGATGGCAGGCAAGTACCGGAAGGTGCAGTTCACGCGTTACCCAAAGATCAAAGCGGCGTATGTCCGGGCGTTTGACAGGATGCTTGGGGAACGTCGCAAGCGAGGCTTGCCTTGCGACTGGCAAACAGGTGAGGATGTGATGCACTGGTGGATGGAGGATGGCGTTTTGCCGGGACAGATGGTTCTTGAAGGAATGGAGGATATATGACAGACAAGGAAATCGTGCAGGCGCTGCGGTGCTGTGCGAAGGGGCTTGGACACGACGACACGTGCGAAAACTGCAAGGTCGGAGAAATCCAAGATCGGCGGGAATACATCGAGTTTGCGGCTGCTAACGTGATCGAGCGCCTGACCGCAGAGAACGCGACGCTGCGCAAGGGAATCGAGTGGAAGGACATGGTGATTGCCCTCGCACAGAGAAAGCAGGCGAAGGCAGAAGCCGAGAGGGACGCGTTGCTGGAGAAGAAGCGGTGGATTTCCGTGACAGAAAAAACGCCAGAGTATGATATGCCGCAGCTTGCGCTAAATGCTGACGGGGAAGCACTCATTGCAAATTACGCATACGGCGAATGGTTTGATACATGGGGGGCAAGACGTGGAGGTTACCCACTGGATGCCGCTGCCGGAAATTGGAGGTTATGATGAGCACTGACTATAAGGCGCGAAATCGCGGTGAACCAACAATGCCGCTTTCCGAAAGGCTATACGCTAAAGTAAATATTAACGGGAGAACCGGTTGCTGGGAGTGGTCTGGGGCTACGAGACGCGGGTATGGGCGGTTGACTGTTGGGAGCCGAACAAACGGAACGCGGAGAAGCGAATCAGCTCATAGAGTGTCTTTTAATCTTGCGAAGGGAGCAATACCAAACGGCATGGAAGTTTGCCATGTCTGCGATAATCCAAAGTGCATAAACCCCGATCATCTATTTCTTGGGACAAAAGCGGATAACGCCCATGATAGAGATAGAAAAGGTCGAAATATTGTGCATACGGGTGAAGAACAGTCGAGAGCGAAACTTACAAGAAGAACAGTTCAGGCGGCAAGATGGGAGCGCGCTATGAATGGAACATCTTATCAAAAACTCGCCGACAAGTATGGGGTAAGCAAACGGACTATTCAGAACGCTGTAAAAGGCAAAACGTGGAAGTGCGTGACTTATATGCCGGAAGCGCCGGAGGTGAACGTATGAAAGTCTACATTGCCGGGAAGATCACCGGCAACGAGAACTATAAAGCACAATTCGAGAGTGCGGCGAGACAGATCGAAGCGCTTGGGCATATCGTTTTGAATCCGGCCTTGCTGCCGGAGGGAATGACGGCAGAAGAGTATATGCGAATTTGCACCGCTATGATAAGCGTATGCGACGGGATATGGGTTCTTCCAAACTATTGGAACAGCGCCGGGACAAAAATTGAAATCAGTCTTTGCGAGTATTTCGATAAGCCGGTTAAGTACCTGAGCGGCGAGGATTGGTTCGACTACGACGAGTGGAGGCGCGAAGAATGGAGCGTTTAACGTTTGACGGAAACTTCTGCGACATTGCGCGATGCATGGATTCGCGCTGCAAGGTCGAGGGCACCTGCACGCAGAAGGAGGTATGGAAAAGGCTCAAGGCTTACGAGGACACGGGATGGACACCGGAAATGCTGCATAAGCTGGGCGAAAATGCCTGGCATCTGTGGGATTTCGCGCAGGCTGCGGAAAATATGACGGTCGGACGGTTGAAAGAGCTTGCCGAGGCCGACAAGGACGGGCGCGTGGTCGTGCTGCCGTGCAAGGTCGGTGACACGGTGTACCGAGTGTTCACGGTAGACGGACGAGAACCCGTGATACAGGCAACGCAGGTCAAGACGTTCGGCCAAGCCGCTGACCTTATAGGCCGAATTGGAAAGTTGAGTAAGCTGGTCAGTGTATTCCGCACCCGCGAGGAAGCGGAGCGGGCGATGCAGGAGATGGAGGGCGCGACATGACCAGAAAACGCGCAAGAAAGATCCTTATGTCCATCGGCACGAGCCGGAACCATGAGATGTTCGGCGTGCCAGAGGGGGAACTTTGAAATGATTGGTTACATCAAAGATCAGGACCTGCTAGACCTTCTTGACGAGTACGGCAGATCGATACTGACTGCCGCAAAAATCAACAGACTTGAGAGAGTCTACTTTCCCGCAGAACTGCACGTCGGAGATCGCGCGTGGAAGAAGGCCATGAGCATCCTCGACAAAAAATATGCGGAAGCGAAAAAGCTGCCGTTCATCCGTGACCCGCTGGCATGGGCACTGTATCACACTTGGAGGGAGTTTGACGATGGAAAACGTTGCGACTGAAGAATTTATCAGCAGAACCGAGGCACTAGAAGACTTTGAATCCTGCAACGCGGAAAATCCGAACTGGACACCTCAGCGGGTAAAAACGCTTCTGCTCCGCCAGCCCGCCGCCGACGTTACGGAGGTGCACCATGCACGATGGGAAGAAGCGGACTGGCACGAATATGACGCGCAGAGCGGGGAAACGATTCGCTTTCCTAAAGCGGCAATCGTATGCTCGAACTGCCGGAACGCTTTCAAAAAGGATGCACTTTGGAAAAGGAATTTCTGTCCAAACTGCGGAGAGAAGATGGAAGGAGCTGCCGAATGAGCGGACTGCGGTTTGAGAGCATGGCGGACATGCCGCCGAGGATGCGGGAGCTTTATGCACGGCAGCAGCTGCCGGGGGCTGCCGCGGTGCCGAAGAAGGCCTCGAAGTATCACAGCGCGCCCGCCGAACGCGGCGAGCTGCGCTTCGACAGTCAGAAGGAAGCCAGGCGGTATGACGAGCTGATGGTGATGCTCCGGGCTGGCATTATCTCCGATCTGCGCCTGCAACCTCAGTTCACCTTGCAGGAGAGTTACATCACCGAGACTGGCGAGCGCATCCGCGCAGTGCGGTACACGGCGGACTTTTCGTACAAATTCGGCGGCAAGCTCGTCGTCGAGGACGTGAAGTCGACCGCCACGCGGACCAAAGAATATCTGCGCAACCGCAAATTCATGCGGTCAAAATTTGGGATCGACATACAGGAGATTTAAACATGCCGGAAGAAAAAACGAGAGCAGCCCGCGCGAGGCATGCGGGCTGCCGAAGCAGGGCAATGCCTGTCCGTATGCAAAGCTCGCGCCGGATCTTTGCGCGCGGTGCGGCTGGAACCCGGAGGAGCACGCGCGGCGGCAGGCGCTGCCGCTGACCGAGAACGCCGACGGGCTGCGGCACAAGGACATCAGCCAGCCCGAGGACTAAGACCAGCAATCAGCCGGGGAACCATATTTTTTTCGGACTTATGCCGCGGCCGCTCCGCCATGAGACGGCTGCGGGAGGATCACCCCGGCTCTGCACCCGGCCCGCGAAACCTCAAGCCCGCGGGCCGGGGATAAAAAGCGCGTGTGGAACGTGCGCGCGGATGGGAACCGTCAACGTTACCCAACGCCGGGTGTCGGGATCGCCCGGCGGCATCGTGTTACCTCCTTATGGAAAGCTGCCTGAGCAGACAAGGGCAGCTCGTCTGCGGCGACAGGGGGACGCGCAGGCGCAGGCGGTGCAAGCCCGCCCTGCATAGGGGCCGGGAGACCGGCCCCTGACGAAAGGAGAATGGAAATGTCGCACGTAGTCGATCTGACGGGCATGGACTTTGGATATTTGCATGTCATCGGACGGGATACCAGCAAAAAAGGAGACACGGCACACTGGATCTGCCGGTGTAAATGCGGGACCATCTGCAGCAAGGACGGAAGATACCTCCGGAACGGGCATGCAAAAAGCTGCGGCTGCTTCCGGAAAGAACGCGCGGCCACGCTCGTCACCAAGAAGAATCCAGCCAAAAAGCCAAAAGCCGAACCGAAGAAGAAAAAATTCGGCCGCGGCCCGCAGCGGGCAGGCTCCGGGATCTGTTACAACCCACTCTGCCCGACGCGCAACAACTACCGCGGCGCCTGGAGCTGCACCGAATGCCGCTTCTGCCCGGAACGAAAATTTGCCCGCCAGTCGAGGCGGGAGATCATCACAATTTAGAGGAAGATACATGCACGTGTATGGCGTGCGGGTACAAGGACTGACGCTGAACGGGTGGCCGGAATTTCAGGCCACGCTTTGAGCGGGCAGAACACAAAAGGAGCTGAGACTATGGCAAAACGACACAAGCGCCGCCTGTTTACAGGGGCGGTATGTACGCAGATCGTTTATACCGTGTCCGATGGCGCGGACAAAAAGACCAGCAAGCCGCGAAAGCTGCGCTTCCAGACGCAGGCGGAGCGCGATGAATTCAACAGCAAGCAATCGCTGGATCGGCTCGTTGCGTTGATGAACGCCAATTTCTCGCCCACAAGCCTGTATTCCACCCTGACATTGAATGCAGAAAACGAGGTACATACCGCAGAGGAAATGCGCAGAGTGCGCGACAACCTTGTGCGCCGCATGCAGTATCACTATCCGGAGGCCAAAATCGTTGCTTTCTACGGAAGAGGAAAAACAACCAATCGCTTCCATTTGCACCTGGTAACAGAGGGAATCCCGGAAGAAGCCATCGGCGGGCTTTGGGGGCTCGGCAGCGTGATCGAGGTTCGGCACCTGCGAAAGCACAACTATTATATAGACGAGCAGGGAAACAAGGTCGACCACGGCCAGGACTACACAGCACTTGCCAGTTACCTGCATGCGCACTGGAGAAAAGAATTCGGCGGCCACCGGTACAAGGCGACGCGAAATTGCATCCGCCCAGAGCCGGAGCCAGCAACCGAGGCCGTGCGCGAGTACAGCCCCAAGCATCCGCCCGTCGCCCCGCGAGGTTACATCCTCGTAGAGGCCCGGACGACAAAGTACGGGTATCAATATTATAAGTATGTAGTCGATCCAAGATCAGAGCACAAGCGGAACGGGAGCCGCCTTCTTTAAGCCTTGTAAATGTGTTGAGTTTTAGAACGAAAGGGTGATAGAGACGAGCGACTACTGGCACAGGGAGTATATCTGCCCATTCTGGCAGGCAGCCGGGAAAAAGACGATCCGCTGCGAGGGAGAATGCGTGCTCGCATTTCCTGAGCGGCGGGAGACGTCAGACTACATCACGCGATACTGCGCCAGCTTTGACTACGTGCGGTGCAGCATCGCGGCGGCGAAGCTCCGATACTACGAAAGAACAGAATGAGAGCCGAAGCGCATGCGGAACGCCGTATGCGCTCATTCTGCGTGCGTGGGGTGAAAAGATTTTCCGGATACGCTATGCTGAAAAGCGGAAGGGAGGCGTGAGCCATGGCGAGGAAACCGAGGTATGAATCCGTGGAGCAGATCGAGGGGCTGATCGAGGCGTATTTTGAGAGCTGCAAGGGTGAGATCCTGCGGGATGAGCGCGGGAATATCGTTTTCAACCAGAAAGACGGAACGCCGGTCTGGGTGAACCGGAAGCCGCCGACGATCCCGGGGCTTGCGCTGGCGCTGGGCTTTTCCAGCAGGCAGAGCCTGTATAACTACAAGGCCAGGAAAGAATTTATGGACACGATTTCGCGCGCGCAGACGCGCGTGGAACAATATACGGCCGAAAGACTGTTCGACCGGGATTCGCAGCGGGGGGCACAGTTCGCGCTGGAGTATGGGTTTCGGTATCGCAGAGACGCCGGGGACGAAAAGCAGAATCAGACGCCGCGTGTGCTGCTGGAATGTGACGCGGAGGACGCGAGCGAATGAGAACGCTGGACCTCGGGCGGGCACAGCCGAAGCAGACACTCTTCCTCAAGGACAAACACCGGCACATCGCCTATGGCGGCGCGCGCGGCGGCGGAAAGAGCTGGGCCGTGCGGACAAAGTCGAAGCTGCTGGCGTTCCGGTATCCGGGCATTAAGATCCTGATTGTCCGGAAAACCTACAAAGAACTGCAGAACAACCACATCGAGCAGCTGACAGCGGAGCTGGCCGGGTTCGCAAAATACAACCGGTCGGACAAAATGTTTCGCTTCCCGAACGGGTCGACGATCTCTTTCGGGTACTGCGCAAACGAAGGGGACCTGGGACAGTATCAGGGCGCGGAATATGACGTGGTGTTCATCGACGAGGCCGGGCAGCTGCAGGAAAGCTGGATCCGCAAGATCAATCTCTGCGTGCGCGGAACGAATGGATTTCCAAAGCGGACGTATTACACGCTGAACCCCGGCGGGCCGGGGCATGCATACTTCAAGCGTGTCTTCGTCGATCGGAATTTCAATCCCGATGAAGACCCGGATGACTATTTCTTCATTCAGGCAAAGGTAGAGGACAACAAGGCCCTCATGGATACGCAGCCTGACTACCTGCGCGAGCTGGAGAATCTGCCGCCGACGCTGCGGGCAGCGTGGAAGGACGGACGCTGGGACGTCTATGAGGGACAGTTCTTCGAGGACTTCCGGGACGATCCGGAACACTATCAGGATAGACGCTGGACGCATGTCATTGAACCGTTTGAAATCCCGGATGGGTGGACGATCTGCCGGAGCTATGACTTTGGCTATGGAAAGCCGTTTTCCTGCGCGTGGTGGGCGGTCGACTATGACGGGACAATCTACCGAATCATGGAGCTGTACGGCTGCACGCGGACGCCGAACGAGGGCGTAAAGTGGACACCGGACAAACAGTTTGAAGAGATCCACAAAACGGAGATGCAGCACCCGTGGCTCAAGGGGAAAACCATCATCGGCGTGGCGGACCCCGCGATCTGGGATGCGTCGCGCGGAGAATCGGTCGCAGACACGGCTGCGCGGTACGGCGTATTTTTTACGCCTGGCGACAATGAACGCATTGCAGGCTGGATGCAGTGCCACTACCGGCTGCAGTTTGACGAGGATGGATACCCGCGGATGTATGTCTTCAACACCTGCCGGGCGTTCATCCGGACGATCCCGACGCTGATCTATGACGAGCATCGGGCAGAAGATCTGGATACGAAGATGGAAGACCACGTCGCGGACGAATGGAGATATTTCTGCATGTCGCGGCCGATCAAGCCAATCCGCGCGGTGAAAGAGCAGCGGATCCTTTTTGATCCGCTGGACATGATGAAACGGAGGTAAGGCCATGCTGGCACCACAACTGACGGAGACTGAGAAGCAGACCATGATGACGGAAGTCTTTCTCGGATACAACCACAACCTCGAGCTGGCGGACGGGGAGTTTTACGACATGGAGAATCTGTCGGCGGACGAGTATCCGCTGCTCGCGCCGCGGCCGCGGCGGGGGACGGCGCAGGCGATCGAGGGCGTGCAGGGCATTCTGGCGAAGGATGCGCTGTGCTGGGTGCAGGACCAGGTGCTTTATATCAACGGCGCTTCGATGGAGGCGTATATGCCGTCCGTGTCGATCTCGGCGGGGGAAAAGCAGCTCATCTCCATGGGCGCGTACCTGTGCATTTTTCCGGACGGGATCTACTTCAACACCGAGAAGTACTCGGACAACGGGTACATGGGGCAGGAGAATGTGGTCGACGCATCGAGCACGAACATTGACATTTCCCTGTGTCTTGTCGACGGGACGGCGCTGACGGTGAGCTATAAGCAAGCCAGCCAGCCGGAGAGTCCGTCGAACGGGCAGTACTGGCTCGACACGTCCGGCAAGCTCCACACGCTCAAGCAGTGGGCGGAGGCGACGAGCCAGTGGGTATCCGTGCCGACGGTGTATCTGAAGCTTTCCGCGAACGGCATCGGGAAGGGCTTTCAGCAATACGACGGCATCCGGCTTTCGGGGCTGACCGGGAACGAGCAGGTCGAGAAGCTCAACGGCAGCCAGATTCTGTACGACGTGGGCGAGAGCTATATCGTGATCGTCGGCCTCGTCGATGAGACGACGAAGGTGACGAGCGGGACCGTGAAGACGGCCCGGAAGGTCCCAAGCATGGACTTCATCACCGAGAGCGGGAACCGGCTGTGGGGCTGCAAGTACGGTGTGGCGGACGGCGAGACCGTCAATGAGATCTACTGCTGCAAGCTGGGCGATTTTAAGAACTGGGAGTGCTACCAGGGCGTGTCGACGGACTCGTGGCGCGCGAGCTGCGGCACGGACGGAAAGTGGACCGGCGCGACGACGCTGGCGGACAGCCCGATCTTCTTCAAGGAGGACTGCTTCCACCGGGTGTATCCGTCGGCGACGGGGGCGCATCAGGTGGTCGTGCAGAAATGCGCGGGCGTGCAGAATGGGTCAAGCAAGAGCCTGGTCGTGGTGGATGACCGGCTGTATTACAAATCGCGCATGGGCGTTTGCGTGTACGACGGGAGTCTGCCGAGCGAGATCGGCAGCTGCTTCGGGACGAAGCTGTATTACAATGCCGTCGCGGGCGGCGCCAGAGGAAAGTATTTCATCAGCATGGAGGATGAAGGCCATAACTGGTCGCTGTTCGTCTACGACACCCGCAAGGGGTTATGGCACAGGGAGGACGACACCAACGCGGCGGACTTCGCCAGGGTGGACGATGAGCTGTATTTTCTCGAGAATGGAACGCTCAGGACTGTCTATGGCTCGGTCGGGACGCTGGAAGACAGTGTGCAGTGGATGGCGGAGACGGGGATCATGACGTATGGGCTGGTCGGGAAGAAGTATGTGTCCAGGATCAACCTGCGGATGCAGCTGCCGAAGGGTTCCTCGGTCGACTTCTGGGTGCAGTACGATTCCGACGGCGTATGGCGGCACTGCGGGCATATCGAGGGACGAGGCCTCAGGACCTTCCTGCTGCCCATCCGCCCGGCCCGGTGTGACCATCTGAAATTCCGGCTGACGGGAAAGGGCGAGATGAAGCTATTCAGTCTGGCACGGGTGCTGGAAGCGGGGAGTGATGCGTAATGGGATCTTTAACACTTGCATACCCGTCGATCGCGGGGAAGACGACGCAGGAGCAGCTGGAGAGCATGCGGCGGTATCTGTGCAGCGTGACCGAGCAGCTGAACCTAGCCGACTGGTCGGCGAAGGCGACGCTGACGGAGATCTCGCAGGCCATCGACGCGGACAGCCTCTCCGAGGCGGAGAAGAAAACGACGCTCTCCGGCTATGGAGCGCTGAAAGCGCTCATCATCAAGACGGCGGACTTCGCCGCGGCGAACTCGGAGACGTGGTCGACGAAGCTGTCCGGCAGCTATGTCGCCATCTCGGACTTCGGCAAGTATCTCGAGAAGACGCAGCTGACGATCGAGGGAAACTCGGTCGGCATCAAACAGCTGTATGACTACACGGCGGGCGTCAACAACCAGTTCTCGGTGAATTCGCAGCAGTACATCAAGACGGGGCTGCTGTACTACAAGGACGCTGCGCCGGTCTACGGCGTGGGCGTGGGGAACATCGAGACGACGGTGACGGACGGCGGCGAGCAGGTCATCGACCAGACGAAGAACGAGCTGGTGACGGTGACGCCGGACCGGGTGAGCTTCTGGCAGGACGGGCAGGAGGTCGCGTATTTAAGCGACAAGAAGCTGCATTTCCCATCCGGGACGCTGGAGGCGGCGGGGGCGGTGCTGTCGGGGAAGATCACGGCGGCGGCCGACTCGACGTTCGGGCCGTGGACGATCTCGGAAAGCAGCATTTACCGCACAGCCAATGAATTTGGAGGCAGCGCGAGCATGTACTTCGGCACGAGCGGGCTTTCTATCAAGGACAAATTCAAGGTCGACGCGAACGGCAAGCTGACGTGCACGGGGGCGGAGATCGGCGGAACGATCAACGCAACGGATCTGAAGCTCGACGGTACGAGCATCCAGACGAAGCTCAAGCAGATCATGGATGAGATCAACATCATCAACAACGGTCTTGAGATCGCGGGCACAAACTTCTCGAACGGCACGATCGGCGGCGCGGAGGGCAGTCTGCAGTTTACGTCCTCCAGCTCGGCGGCCTATGCGGTCGACCTGTCCGGCCCGGCGGTGCGCGTGCGGTCGACGAGCGGTGATGTGTATCTGCAGAACGCGGCGGGGACGGCCAGCATGCAGATAAAATCGGACGGGAGCATCCGGTTTACCGCCTCCGGCGGCGTAAGCGGCATTACGCCGGTGTTCGGATAGGCAGGTGGTCTGAGTGGCAACGCTATCTGGCGCGTCGGGTACGCCGACAAGTATCACGCTGACGGTATCCGGCATGTCGTCCACGACGACATACAAGCGAAAATATGAATATATCCTGGCCGGACAGGTCATGGCGACCGTGACGGACTCGACTGCGGGCACGACGACGACCCACCGGGTCATTACTGGTCTGACACCGGACACGCTGTATATCTGCCGCGTGCGGATCTACAACAGCAGCACGGGGGCGCTTGTCGCCGAGACAAACTCCATCAGCGTGCGGACGCTGGCACAGTCGACCTCTCAGGCGACGGTCAGCATTCTAAACTTCCTGGATAACCTGACGCAGCTGGCGAGCGGGTCCTTCAAAGGCGATATCGGAGATACGTTTTACATTTCGGCCGCGGGCACACAGTATCAGACGTACTCGCAGCAGTATCATTTCCTGTACTTCCGGCTCTCGTCGCAGAATTACAGCACGGAGCACGACGCGAGCTATCCAATCCCCATCCAGGAGGGGCAGACCGTCAAGGTCTACTACCAGAGCAAGACCACGACGATTCCAATCTACAACTACCTGGACGGGCAGCACACGCTGTCAGACGGGTCCGTCTCCGGCACGATCGGCAATTCGTTCTTCCTGTCCATGTCCGGCACGCAGTACCAGACGTATTCGCAGGAGTATGAATTCCAGTATTTCAGGCTCGCGTCGGAAGGGTATGCGACAAATCACGCGGCGACGGAGACGATCCCCATTACGAGCGGGCAGGCCGTGCGCGTGTACTACAAGACGAAGATCACGGCAGTCGCGCCGGTTATCAGCGGGGTCACGCTGACGAAGAACACGGCGACGATCACGTGGGACAAAAACGGCGGCGGGTACGGAAGCTGGACGCTCTACTGGGGAAAGACGAGCTATACGGCGATCGGATCGCAGTCGATCGGAAGCTCACCGGTGACGGTCTCGGGGCTGGAACCGGGCACGACGTATTATTTCTGGATCGTCAACAAGGCCGGGACGGACTCGAAGACGTCCAACACCGTATCCGGCGAGACGAAGGCACAGATCGCGGCCTTCGCGTGGACGAGCGACGATGCGGCGTATATCGCGGCGGGGAAGGCCGTGACATACCTGACGGCGGCGAGCTGGAACCGGCTGACGGCGAAGATCAACGAGGTCCGGGCCGCCAGAGGCTACGGGAGCATTTCCTTCACGACGGCCTACGCCGGGCAGACGATCACGGCGGCCATCTACAACGAGGCGGCAAACGCCATCGGGAATCTGGCAGGCGCGGGAAGCGTCAGCACGGTATCGGCAGGGACGAAGCTGGAAGCGACGTACTTTGCAAACAGCTATTCTGCGCTCAAGGAAGCGCTCAACCGGGCAATCAGCAGTTATAACGGATAGGAGGAGCTATGAATATCACAAAAGCAGTGGTGCAGCTGCGGGGGCGGCTGATCGAGGCCATCAACGAGGCGGGGCTGCCGCCGGTCATCGTGGGCTTTGTGCTGGACGGGATCCAGAACGAGGTGGCGAGACTCACGGCGGAAGACCTGCGGAAGGAGGAAGCGGACAATGCAGACAGAGCAGATGCAGACGACCATGCAGAATGACACGGCGAGCGGGCTGACGGCGCGAAAGGCCATCGGCGAAGAGCAGGCCAGAAAGGCCATGGACACGCTGCAGAAATACCGGCAGGGCAAGAGCGCGCTGGAGGCGCGGGTCATTGCTTCGGAGGACTGGTGGCGCATGCGCAGCTGGCAGCGGATCCAGAAGGGAAACCCGGAGGATGACAAGTGGACGTCGGCGTGGCTCTTCAACGTCATCATGGGCAAGCACGCAGACGCGATCGCGGCCTATCCGGCCCCGGCCATCCGCCCGCGGGAACCGGACGACCGGGAGGAGGCAGCGAAGCTTTCCTCGGTGCTGCCGGTCATTCTGGAACAGAACGACTTCGAAGAGGTCTATTCAGACAGCCAGTGGACGAAACTCAAGCAGGGCACGCTCATCTGGCACGTGAAGTGGGATTCTTCGAAGCTGAACGGCCTCGGGGATATCTCGGTGCAGCCGGTGGATATTCTGTCTTTCTTTTGGGAGCCGGGCGTGCGGGATCTGCAGAAGTCGAAGAACATCTTCCTGACGGAGATGGTGGACAACGATCTGCTGGTCGAGAAGTACCCGGAGCTGCGGGGAAAGCTTAACTCCAATCCGCAAATCCAGCAGAAGTACAACACGGACGACGTCATCAATTTTGACAACAAGTCGATGGTGGTGGACTGGTATTACAAGAAATATCAGAACGGACGGCAGGTGCTGCACTTTGCGAAGCTGGTGGGCGACACCATCCTGCAGGCGACGGAAAACGACACAGAGCAGCGGTATGACACGATGACCATGCCGGACGGCAGCATCGTGCAGCAGCCGGTCGGAAAGCCAATGGCGGAGACGGGCCTGTATGACGACGGGGAATACCCGTTCGTGGTCGACGCGCTGTTCCCGGTGGAGGGCAGCATTGCCGGGTATGGGTATATCGACATCGGCAAGTCGACGCAGGAGCAGATCGACCGGATGAACCAGGCGATCGTGAAGAACGCGATCATGACGACGACGCCCCGGTGGTTCAAGCGGTCGGACGGGTCGGTCAATGAGCAGGAGTTTGCGGACTGGACGAAGCCGTTCGTTCATGTGGATGGGAATCTGGGGCAGGACAGTCTACAGCCGATCCAGGTCAACATGCTCAACAGCAATTATATCGCCATTCTGCAGAACAAGATCGAGGAGCTCAAGTGGACAACGGGAAACACGGACGTCAACAACGGCGCGGCGAGCTCCGGCGTAACGGCGGCCTCGGCCATTGCAGCGCTGCAGGAGGCGTCCGGCCGGAGTAGCAAGGACTCCACAAAGTCGGCTTACCGGGCCTACGCGCGGATGATCCGGATGGTCATTGAGCGCATCCGGCAGTTCTATGATCTGCCGCGGCAGTTCCGGATCATCGGGCAGCGCGGGGCAGAGCAGTTCGTACAGTACAGCAATCAGGGGCTGCAGCCACAGACGCTCTACGGCGCGAACGGACAGCCGGACGGGCTGCGGAAACCGGTCTTCGACATTGAGGTATCGGCGCAGAAGGCAAGCGAGTACGCGTCCATGGCGCAGAATGAGCTGGCGCTGCAGTTCTTCCAGCTGGGGTTCTTCAACCCGCAGATGGTCGACCAGACGCTTGCAACGCTCGACATGATGGACTTTGACGGGAAGGACTCAATCATCCAGAAGGTCCAGGAGAACGCGGACTTGCAGCAGCGGCTGGTCGAGTGGCAGCAGTTGGCGCTGGCGTTGGCAGACCGGTACGATCCGGTCATGGGTGAGGGGCTGGCGCAGCAGATCCTGCAGGAGGGCGGACAGGCAGTCCCGCAGGCGAGCGCCGCGGCAGCAAAAAAGCCGGAGATCAACACCGGCGAGACGCAGGAGCCGAAGATCGTGGAGAATGCGCGCAAAAAGTCGGAAGAAAGCACGCAGCCGGGATAAGAACCGACGCACAAGCTCGGCTTGCGCGTCGGAAAGGAAGAAATGATCTCAGAGGATAAGAGCCGCCGCTTGCGGCGGCCCATTCCGGCGAGATTATTTCTGGCTGGCGTGGGGTGAAGTTGGGAAAAGTTTGTGCTACGATGATTTTAGAATAAACGCCAGAAAGGAATTTATAGCATGGAAGGCGAATTCACGGGCGCAGGCGCTCAGACCACGGGCGCAGCTGACGTCGCCGGTCAGCAGAGCGGGCAGGAGGCAGCCGCACAGGCGCAGGTGCAGCAGCAGCCGGTCAACGTCCCAGACGCTCAGGGACAGGGTACGCAGCAGGAAGAAACGTTTGACAGTCTGATCCGGGGCCGCTACAAGCAGGACTTTGATTCTGCGGTGCAGAAGGTCGTAAAGCAGCGGGTGCGCGGGCTGAACCAGTACAAGGGGCAGGCGGAGGCCATGGCTCCGATCATTGACCAGCTGGGCGCGCTCTATGGGATCGACACGTCGGACCCGCGGAAGACGGACTTCGCGGCACTGGCACAGCGCTTTTCCGTTGACGAGCGGCTTTACAGCGCGGAGGCCATGGAAAAGGGCACGACGACGGACGCGCTCAAAAAGGAGTACGCGGGCCGGGCCGAGAATACGGCCATGCGGCGGCAGCTGCAGGAGTACCAGATGCGAGAAGCCTTCGCCGGGATCCAGGCAGACTTTGCCCGGGATGTAACGGCGCGGTACGGCGCGGACTTTGAGACCGAGATGCAGAACCCGGATTTTGCGCGGCTCATGGGCGCGGGCGTGCCGCCGAAGACGGCCTATGAGGTCATCCACCAGCAGGAGATCGCACAGGCACAGGCGCAGCTGGTGGCGAACCAGGCGAGGGAGAACGTCATGCGGACCATCCAGGCGCAGGGCGCGCGGCCGCAGGAGATCGGCTCCGGCGCTGCGGGCGGAGAGAACGTCCCGATGAAAACACACTGGTCACGCGCGGAGGTGGAGGACATGCGCCGCCGCGCGGCAAGAGGGGAACGAGTGATCCCCTGAGAAAGGAGATAAGAAGCTATGTTTCAATCCAAAGTCGGATTTCAGTTTTTTGCTGACGCCGGTACGCTCGTCAACGCGACCGGCAACTACGTAAACGCAGGCACCGGCACGACTACGGCGTTTGACAGCGCCAACACGCTGGCACCGACCATGAAGACGTTCTACGACACGCAGCTGCTTGAGAACGCACGGCCGAACCTCGTGCATGCGCAGCTGGCAGGCCGTCAGGCGCTGCCGCGCAACCACGGCAAGACCGTCGAGTGGCGCAAGTGGAACACGCTGAAGGACGCGGAGGAGCTGACCGAAGGCGTCATCCCGACCGGCCAGAAGATGGGCCAGACCAGCACGACCGGCGCGATCAAGCAGATTGGCCTGTATGTAACGGTCTCCGACCAGCTGGAGCTGCATGCGCTGGATAACGTCATCCTGGGTGCGACCGAAGAACTCGGCGCTTCCGCGGGTACGTCCATCGACAAGCGCGTGCGCGACGCGGTCGTGGCAGGCTCGAACGTGCAGTACTGCGACAAGGTCGCAGCGGGCGGCGCGCATACGGCAGTCACCAGCCGCGCGGGCCTCGACCTGACGGCGAAGCTGACGCCGGACGAGGTCAACAAGGCCGTGACGACGCTGAAGAAAATGAAGGCTCCGAAGATCGACGGAAAGTATGTCGCGATCATCCATCCGTCGGTCGCATACGACCTGCGGTCCTCGAACGCATGGGTCGAGGCGCACAAGTATGCAGACGTCACGCCGCTGTTCTCGGGTGAGATCGGCGAGTTGCACGGCGTCCGGTTTGTCGAGACGACGGAAGCGAAGATCTTCAACAACTCGACCTGCCCGGTCAAGACTGCAGCGGCTGACGGAAACCCGGCGGTCTACTACAGCGTGTACGCGACGCTGTTCCTCGGCAAGGACGCATACAAGATGATCGACCCGGAGGGCGGCAATCTTGAGATGATCGTCAAGGGTAAGGACGAGATCGGCGGACCGCTGAACCAGTTCTCGACCGTCGGCTACAAGGCCGAGATGGCGGCGAAGCTGCTGTACGAGGACCGCATGGTCCGCGTGGAGAGCTGCAGCGCATACTCCGGCACGGACGAGGCGAACTGAGAAAGGAGCACATAGCATGGCAACGAAAGAGACCGCCGCGGCGGCTGTACAGGCAAACCCGGAAGACGTGTGGAACGTCATGAAGACGATCTACCTGCCCCGCGGGCAGGAGAACGAGGAGCAGAGCCGCTTCGTGGCGGTGAACGGCCGGACGTTCATGGTGCCGAAGGGCAAGGACGTACAGGTCCCGCTGCCGGTGTATGAAGTCCTGATGAACGCGCGGATGGCGGAGGAGGAAGCCTTCCGCCGCGCGCAGGCGGACAACTGACAAGTGAATGCCCATGACGGCAGGAAGCAGAGGAAGGGGCAGAAATGCCCCTTCTTTTGGTAAGGAGGAAAAATGAAAATTCGGGAAGCGATCGAGACGGTCGACCGGTTACTGTCGAACCAGTACGAGACGCCGGATAAGGTCCGGTGGCTGTCGGAGCTGGACGGGATCGTGTATCGGGATATCATCTGTACGCACGAGCACGAGAAGGAACCGGAGCCGTTCACGGGCTACGGGGAGGACGTGGACTTAGAGACACAGCTTCTGATCCCGTGGCCGTATGATGAGATCTACCGCTGGTATCTGGGGATGAAGATCTGCGACGCCAACGGGGAGACAACGAAGTATGCGAACGAGGCGGCGAAGTACAACAGCTACTATCAGGGGTACTTCAATGCCTACAATCAGGCGTACATGCCGAAGCAGTACGCGACACATTTCAAGCTTTAAGGCGGTGAGACTATGAGCGTATATCGAGTAGAGTCGGGCGGCAGGGCCCCGGCTGGGCTTTCGGCCGGCGACGAGGTCGTGACCGGCGGCGGCACGTACCGCATCACGGGCGTGAACGCGGACGGCAGCTACCAGTCGCAGCTGGTGAACAAGAACCAGACGACGAGGAACTACGGCGGCAGCTATCAGACCAGGAACAGCCCTTACACCATGTCCGGCGTGTCGGACTACACGAGAAGCAAGCTGAACGGGCTGGAGAGCGGGTACACGCCGTCGGGCAGCGTACAAGCGGCGCAGGCGTATCTGGAGCAGGTCAAGGCCAGCAAGCCGGGCGCGTATCAATCGCGATGGGACGATGAGCTGACGAGCCTGTATGACCAGATCCGGAACCGGAAGAAATTCAGCTATGACATGGGGACGGATCCTCTGTACCAGCAGTACAGGGAGCAATACCAGCGGCTCGGGCGGCTGGCCATGCAGGACACGATGGGGCAGGCAGCGGCACTCACGGGCGGCTATGGCTCAACCTACGGTGAGCAGGTGGGCCAGCAGGCGTACAATGCGTATCTGCAGAACCTCAACGACATCGTGCCGCAGCTGCAGCAGCAGGCATATCAGCGGTATCAGGATGAGGGGACGGACCTTTATAACCAGTACAGCCTCGTGAAGGGCCGGGAAGATACGGACTACGGCCGGTACCGGGATACGGTCAGCGATTATTATTCGGATCTTTCGGATGCGCGGAGCGCGTACAACTCGGAACGGTCGCTGGACCAGAGCCAGTGGGCGACGATGCTCGACTACTGGGCGCAGAAGGCAAACAACGAGAACGCAGCCTACCTGCAGGCGCTGGCGGCGGAGCAGGCCGCGGCGAAGAAATCCGGCGGCGGAGGCAGCGGTGGGAGAAGCAGTTCCGGCAGAACCGGAAAGGGGTACATCGACAACACGTACAACAAAGGCGGATCGGGCGGTGCGCAGGCGCAGACCTACAACCAGCTCAAACGCGGCATGACCGAGTGGATCCAGGCCGGGCAGAAGCAGAAGGCATATGAGCTGTTCGCCGGGGTAGCCGGGCAGCTGAGTCTTTCCAACGCGGCGGGCAAGAAACAGTATAACGAGCTGGTGACGATCCTGAACCGTGCGGGCTTCGGGATCCCGCTGGAACGATAAGGAGGCGGACATGGCAAAGAAGAAGCGGACAGGGCTGGATGCCCTGCAGGAATACGAAGCTGGCAGCGGATACGCTGCCAGCTCTGCGACGTCTTACGGGCAGACGCAGACACAGGGAAAGACCACAACGTTCAAACGGAGCGGGCTTGACGCGCTGCGCGAATATGAACAGTACAAGAATCCGGGAGCCGTGCAGGATACGACGTTCGACCCGAACTACAGAAGCAGAAATTATCAGACGCCGGGGAAGAACGCGGCGTTTGAGGCATATAAAAATGCGGTGAACGCAACGCAGAAAACGAGAAATGGCGTGGCTGTTTCCGGGAAGGTTTCGGAGCAGGAATACAGCCGGTCATCTGGCATGCAGAAGCAGTACGGGACGTACCAGAATTATCTGCGCGGCGTGGAGGCGGCGCAGGGGCTGAAGCTTGGGCCGCTGGCGCTGCAGGGACAGAGCGCACTGCTGGCCGGCCGGTTTGCGCCGGCCACGCAGCAGGTGCGGGAGGACGTGGATGCGCAGAACCGGCGTGCAAAAGCGGCGCAGACCGCGCAGCGCGATCAGGTGCGCGGGATGCGGCGGACGTCGCAGGAGCTGGACAAGCAGATCGAGGCGCTGGAGATCGAACAGGCGGACACGCATTTCTCCGGGACCGGGCTTTCGGAAAATGGGAAGAGCGTGACGCAGCTGCAGAACGAGATCGACGCGCTGAAGGAGCGCAAGGCGCAGGTCGACAGCCAGAGCGTGCTGGCCCGGGCACAGGAGGCGATCGGGAACCTGAGTAAGGAAGACCAGAATCTGCTCCGGCAGTACCGCGGGCAGGAACTGAACGGATATCAGGTGCGGGCGTATGCGAAGTACGACGCGAAGACGGCGCTCAACGAAAAAGGCTACAGCGACGACACGCTCAAGCGGCTGGCGGAATGGCAGAAGGTGTTGGACGACTACGACAACGCGCAGAAGCTCGACCAGGCGGCGCAGGAGATGGGAAGCGGATCCTTCGCGGGGAAAGCTGCGGCAACGCTGTTCTCTGCGGCGCTGGCGCCCGGTAAGGCACTGGGCAATGTGGAGTCGCTGCGCGGCGTATTGCCGAAGTGGGCGGGCGGCTATCAGAACGAGGATATGCCGACGAACATCTACAGCCCGGCGTACAACGCGTCGCGCCTGTCCTCCGGCATTCGGCAGAGCGTGATGCAGAATATGAACCCGACGGGGCAGTTCCTCTATCAGGCGGGCACGTCGGCGCTGGACAGCGCGGTCAACATGGCGGTCTCGACGGGGCTCGTCGGAACCTTTGGCGGCGTGGCCGGTGCGGGGGCGAAGGACGCGGTCGCGGAGACGATGAACTGGGTGATGGGCTCGCAGGTCGCGGCGGACTCCGTGTATGAGGGGATCCAGAACGGCAAGTCCAACGCGGACGCGCTGGTCGACGGTATCGTCGAGGGCGCGATCGAGGGCTTCACGGAAAAATACTCCGTGGGCGATATCATCGAGAACATGTTGAGCGGGAAGGCCGTGTGGAGGAAGGCACTGCGGTCGTTCGCGTCGGAAGGCGCGGAAGAGATCGCGTCCAACTGGCTCAACCGTGCGTATGATGTGGTAGCGAAGCATGACCGGGGTGAGGTCATGACGGCCTACGCAAATTATATCGCAGAGGGCAGGACGCCGGCGCAGGCGCTGGCGGCGATGGTTGGAGACTTCGCAAAAGAAGACAGCCTTTCGTTCCTCGCAGGCGGCCTGTCCGGCCTTGCCATGTCCGGGACGTATGCGGGCGTGAACCGCGTGATTTTGGAGGCAAACGTCACGCAGACGGCCAGAGCGGTCATCGAGGCGGGCGAAGTGCAAGACGTCATCGACTATGGAATGGCGCAGGAAGAGGGCACGAAGGCGCACCAGCTGGCCGAGGAACTGCAGCAGACCGTGGACGATGGCGGCGAGGTGACGCAGAAGGCCGTGGAGAACACGCTGCGTGAGGTGGCGAAGGAGCAGCAGGCGGCAGTGGACGAAGGGCAGGAGCCGCGCGTGCCGGAGACGCTGACCAGACTCGAGCAGCTGCAGGAACAGGCCCGGCAGGAGCAGGCGCAGACCGAGGCGGACGAGAAGACGTTCCAGATCTACAAGAGCGCGGCGGAGACGGCGCAGGAGAACCAGAGGCTTGCGCAGCAGTACCAGCAGGAGCAGGAGCAGAATCGGGCACAGCAGAGCGTCCAGGCGGTGCAGCAGACCCAGCAGGCGGCGCAGCGGCAGTACGACCAGGACAGCTTATTTGCGCCAATTCCGGGGACAGAGAACATGGGAGAGCTGGATCCGGTACAGTATGCCCAGCGGCAGACGGCGGACGCGGAGCAGGCGCTCGATGAAGCCGCGCTGCAGCAGGAGAAACAGTATCTGCAGACGCAGGCCCAGAGAGCGGGCTACGACGAGCAGACGGCGGCGTATTTCCTGAACGGGAACACGACGGGCATGCCGGCGGAGCAGTATGCGCAGAGCTTCGGACTGGTCTATGAGCAGGGCAGACTCGGCGCGAGTGAGCAGCGGGCCATGCGCTACGCCGAAGGAATGAATCAGGACGTGGCGGCAGCCGCCTATCGAGCGGGCCTTGCCGCAGGGCAGAAAGGGGTAAACAATGGCAGTATCGAGGTTACTGATGAAGGACAAGTCGGGCAGGCTGGTCAGCGTGCCGAAGGACAGGCTGGAGGCGTTCGCCAAAGCACAGCACAGCAGCAAAGAGCTGACACCGGAAGAAAGAGAGCGCAGGGTGCGCGAGATCTCGCAAAGACTTGGGATGAAGTAACGCTTTCGGAGCTCGGCTTTGGAAAGGACAACACGCAAAAAGTGCGCGTCATGCCGAAGGGACAGGAGGCCAGAAGCGAGGATATCCAGGCGGCGGAAAAGTTCTTCCGGTCGATGGGCGTGCAGAACGCGCGGTTCTTCACCGGGCAGCTGACGCAGGAGATCGATGGGCAGACGTTTTATGCGGATGCCGCCGTGACGGAGGACGGCTCCGTGCTCATCCGGGCGGACAGCGAGGAGTATTCTGCGTTCGAGCTGGCAAAGCACGAGGGGTATCATCTGCTTGTCAAGCGCTGGCCGGAGATGGCGGCGAAGATCCAGAAGCGGCTGCTGGGCGAGGGCAAGATCACAAAGGAGATGATCGAGAGCTATGTGGACGCATACGCCGGGATCTACGGCGACGACACGGACGCCTACGTCGAGGAGATCATCGCGGATACCTACGCCGGCATGAACCGCACGGACTACGGCACGAACAAGCTGCGCGCGGACGTGAAGATGGAGGTCGGCAAGTGGCAGAAAAAATCCGGCAGCGCGAGAGCGCCACCGGCGAAATACAGTATGGTCGGGCGTGGAGAAAACGGACTGAAAACGTACAAGAGCGATTTCGGCAGCGATATGACGGTGGAAGAAAAGAAGACCTATATGTATCGCCTGATTACGGATGTATGGGCAAAGAAGCCGCTACAGCTGACCATTTTGCAGGATGGCAAGGAGCGGCAAATCACGGCCAGATTTGACGGGGAAGCGAACGGGGAGAGGTTTGCCGGGAAAATGGCATATGGAAACCGGCGCGGGAACAGAACGGAGCGCCTGATTACGCTGAACCTTGCAAATGATATCTGGGAAATTGCGAATGAATCCAGATATGAAAACAGCAAAGGCGAGTTCAAACAGACACGGATGCACGAGAGTTCGGAGCGCTGGCATTACTTCGTAAATGCAATCAACTATGTCGATGATGCACAGCCGGGTCGGAACGGCGTTTACGACTTCAACCTGGACGTCATGGAACGGGATGATGGTGATTTCGTCTATACCTTCTCACTCAAAAAAAGAAGAACCGACGCCCCCCGGACTTTCACTGCCGGGGTTGACGGCAAAAACGCCGCCGACGCAGGTTCTTCTAAAAACAGTATATCCAAAACGGGAGAAACTGTCAAGGGGAAATTCTCTGCCAGTGCAGATCAAATGTCCGCGGAGCAGCGGAAGCAGAACGACAAGACCGCGCTCGACTATTTCGGGCGGACGTACAAGTGGAGCGAGACGGGCTATGTGCTGCTAAACGGCGCAAGGCTGGATTTCTCCGGGCGGCACGAGGGCGGACCCGGCGGATACCGGACGGTCGATCATCGGGATATCATTGACGCGCTTGGCGAGGACTACGGCGGCGGAGATTACAGCGGCGGCATGGTGCGCTTTATGCAGGAAGGCAACATCCGCATTTCGCCTGAGAGTGGAGGCATCAATCTTGCCGTCATGCCGACGAAGGCGCAGATGGACGCGCTCGGCGATTTTATCAGCAAGGAGCACGGCGAGGTCATTCTGGACATTGACGACGCGCAGGGCAACACGATCTCCAGCACGGAATTTTCCAGAGGGACGCACGCCGACAAGGTGCTGCAAGCGATCCGGGATTATTTTGAGAACGGGACGCTCCCGCAGGCGGACAACACGCCGTCGGTCAGTCAGTTCCGGTATTCCGCGCAGGACGGGCGGTATCGGGATCTGATGGGGGAGAAGGCGGCGCAGTACACCAGGCGGGCGGAAAACTTCCTGCTGGCGAAGATCGCGGGGAGCTTCGGCGTTTCGCCGGAGGCGAAGCGGGAGACGCTGCAGCCGTTCACGGAGCAGATCGTGCGGAAGTTTTTGCAGACCGGCGAGCTGGACAATAAGCTGGTGGGCGATTTGGTCGACGCGGCGGCGGAGATCAGCATGGAGGAAAACCGGTCGTACTATGAGGAGTACAAGGGGGTCCTGAAATTCATCGAGAATCAGAAGATCTCCATTCCGGCGCAGGACAAAGAGGATATCCGATACTGGAATCAGTTCTGGCAGCAGGCGGCGAAGATCCTGCAAATCAGGGACGACGGAATGCCGGTGCGTGACGTTTACTGGACGCTCCACAAGAAGGCGCCGCAGTTGTTCCAGGCGAGCAACAAAACGGCGGGCGCACAGATCATGCAGATCTATAAGGTCGCCGAAGGGATCCGGCAGACGCGCGAATGGATCGAGGGCTACAAGGGCGTGGACGCGGCAGAGGTCAGCAAGGTCAAGCAGAATGTGTTCGAGGCCAGAGCGACGAATGCGCGGCTGGACTGGGCGAAAAATGACGCGAGGAATGCGGTCAAGGAATTTGCCGCAGATCTGCGGGTCACGCAGAGGTATCTCGACCGGCAGAAGAAGGCGAAGGACCTGCTGGGGCTGGCGATCCCGCAGTCGGCAGAAGAAGCGTTGGAACTCAGCAAGGAGGTCAAGAAGCTCCGTGGGCGTGTGCAGTATGTTATGAACAAGAACCTGCTGACGGCGGAAGACCAGAAGATCGTCGGCGCGCTGCTGCGCGGAGATATCAGCGAGGAAGCCGTGCGGAAGATGAAAAACAGCAAGGGCATCCTGGACGTCTATGAGGCGAAAGCGGCGTATGACGCGCGGATGCTGACGCTGCGGGCATGGCGCATGCAGAACAAGCAGCGGATGCTTGACGAGGTGGACGCGGATCTGGACGCGGCGAAGTTTGACCAGTGGGCCGACAAGGGGTCCGGCTGGGGCTACAACACGGAGACACCGGAACGAAACTTCGCGGACGTGATGCGGAAGATCCCGGGTGGCGACGTGCTGGCGAAGGAGTTCAATAACAAGTATATCTACAAGATCAAGCAGAACGAGAGTGCACGGAAGAACTTCATCCTTGAAATTCAGGAGCGGGTCAAGAAGCTGGATATCAGCGAGAAGGTCATGAGAGGGAACGCAGACTCCGAGGCTTACGCCGTGCAGCTGCTGGGCGAGGCACAGGAGAACGCGGAGATGCTGAAGGGGCAGGACGCGGAGGCGAAGAAGGACGGCAAGACCTATGAAGAATGGCTGGCTGTCATCCAGAAGCTGAAAGCGGATAACCCGAACATGGACTTTGCAAAGATCGACAAGGCGATCACGGAGTTCCATAAGATCTATGATGAGCTGCTCGACATGATAAACCAGGTGCGCGTGCAGTTCGGCTATGACCCGGTCTCCTACCGGCGCGGGTACTTCCCGCACTTCACGGAGAATGAGGAGAGCATCCTTGCGCGGTTTGGGCGGGAGCTGGGCTTCACCGGGACGGTCTCACCGCTGCCGACGACGATCAACGGGCTGACGTCCAGATTCCGGCCGGGCATCCGGTATTTCAAGAATGCCAACGAACGGCTGGGCTACGCGACGGCGTACAATGCGATCAAGGGACTTGATCTGTATCTGGATACGGCGAGCGACGTGATCTTCCACACGGAGGATGTGCAGCGCATGCGGGCACTGGAGACGCAGATCCGCTACCGCGCGAGCAACGAAGGCATCCGGCAGCAGATGGACGCGATCAAGGCAAATAACACGCTTGACCCGGACAAGCAGCAGCAGCTGATCGATGAGCTTTCAAAGAATGGGCGGACGCGAATGTCGCACATGGCGGCATGGCTGACACAGTACACAAATGTGCTGGCCGGGAAACGCACGGATCTTGACAGGAAGCTGGAAGAGATCATCCCGCAGAAAATCTATAACTTCATGCGGAAGGCACAGCAGCGCGTGGGCGCGAACATGGTCGCGGCGAATATCGGCTCGGCGGTCACAAACTTCATCCCACTGACGCAGGCGTGGGCGCAGACGAGCGCGGTCAATATGATGAAGGGCATGTGGTACACGCTGGCGAACTACGTGCAGGCGGACGGGCTGGACCAGCAGTCGGTCTTCATCAACAACCGGAGCGGGTATCACGGACTTTCACAGTCAAGCATGGATAAGGCGTCTGAGATCGCGGGATGGGTGATGGAGAAGATCGATGGATTTACGACGGGGTCCATCGTCCGGGCACGGGTGATCGAGAACATGCAGCGCGGCATGTCGCAGCAGAGCGCGCTGGAGGAAGCCGACCAGTTCGCGTCCGGCATCATGGCAGACCGCAGCAAGGGCGCGACGCCGCTCATGTACACGGTGCGCAGCCCTATCGTGAAGATGTTCACGCAGTTCCAGCTGGAGGTCAACAACGAATTGAGTTGGATCTTCAAGGACATGCGCCCGCAGGAACGGAAGAAGGGCGTTCTGGCTCTGGTGAAGGCGCTGCTGAAATTCGCAATCGGCGCATGGCTCTATAATGAGGCGGCAGAAGCGATCCTTGGCAGGCGGCCGGCGCTGGACCCGCTGGACATGCTGAACGATACGGTCGGCGACGTGTCGGGGTACAAGGTGCCGAACACGTGGCAGGCGATGGCCGAGTACGGCGTGAACCCGAAGAACTGGGATTATACGACGGAGAAGAAGACGCCGGAGGAAGTATGGAAAGGCTTTGCGAGCCGCGTGGTCGACGAGCTGCCGAACACGCAGCTGCTGGCAATGACGGGGCTGGACGAGGCGATAGGTCTTGACCTGCAGGGCAACCGCATTGCGGTCATCTCGGCGTTCCCGGATATGGAGAAGGTCAACAAGGCGCTGCTGTCGAGCAAAGAGGACATGGCGACGAAGAAGAAAGCGCAGGTGCTGGTAGACGAGCTTTCGAAGCCGCTTTCGTATGCGGCGCTGCCGATGGGCGGCGGACAGGCACGAAAGAGCCTGCAGGGCATCATGTCCGTGGTGAACGGCGGCAAATACAAGCTCAACAACGAGGGCGAGCAGCAGCTGCAATATCCGACGTACACAGACCGGCCGGGCGATGTGCCGCTGAAGCTGGCGCAGGGCGTGCTGTTCGGCAGAACAGCGACGCAGGAGGCGCAGGACTGGATCGAAAATGGATTCAAGTCTTTGTCCGTCAAGGAGACGAAAGCCTATCAGGCGATCACGGAGGGCGGAGAGGACCAGAGGAAGACCTACACGTTCGTGCAGGCGATCAAGAACGTCGAGAAGGAATACGACAAGAAGATGCTGCTTAAGAGCTACAGCATCAGCGACACGGCAAAGACGGCGTATTTCTATCAGGTGTTCGCCAATGAGGACCAGCAGAAGGAGATGGACAAGCTCGATGAGCAGGGCAAGATCGACTTCATGAAGAAGTACCTCGCAGAGGCCGAGGACAACCACAACCGGGACGAGCTGCGCGACGCGGCGGTCGCCGGGACGGTCACGCAGGAGAAGGCCATCCAGCGGATGGTCGCCAACGACTGGGCCAAGAACGAGGACGACGCATACTGGAAGTACCGCGAGTGGATCCGGAAGGCGGACGACAAGGACTACAAGATGTACGACGATTTCCTGAACGCGATCGAGGCGGGCGGAGACATCAAAGAGGCAGCGAAGGAATACCTCGAGCACGGAAAGGAAGCGAAGGATCTCAGCAGGGAGGTCACGACGGCGTACAAGGCGCAGTATCTTGCCGCAACGCCGGAGGAGCGGAGAAAGCTTAAGCAGAAGCTGCTCGAGATCTACGCGGCGCTGGGCTTCAACCGGAAGGAGAAATCCAAGGATATCGACAAATGGGTGAAGGACGCGGAAAAGGCGAAGAAGGAGGAATAACGCAAAAGGCCGGGGCGAATGCCCCGGCCTTCGGTGTATCGGTATGGTTACTGCGCTTTTTCCAGCTCCGCGAGGCGCTGGCTGTGCAGGTGAACGACGGATTTCAGGAAGGAAACCTCTTCCTCCAGCTCTTCAACGCGGCTTTTCGGCGCGAGCGTATCAAGGAGCGCCTGCTGCCCTTCAATCAGGAGGTCCAGCTTCTTCATGACGCTGCTCTCGATGATGACGCGGGTGTTGGCTGCGGACTGCTTGAGCATGTCGTCTTTGGCCTGGTCGATCATGGATTGGATTTTCTCAATATCTTTTTCGTCGAGCATGGGGAAGCCTCCTTGTATTTGATGGAACCAGTATAGCACCGGCGGGCGGGAATGGCAAGCGGAAAGTGCTGCGTGCGTGGGGTGAATCCGGCGGCTGGGTCTGCTACACTGGATGAAAAGGAGGGATGCGGCATGGCGACGCCAATTCCGGGGGCTTATCCGAGCCCGAGGATCGACAAAGGGGTGCTGCGATGGTACGAGGGAGACACGTTCTCGATCGTGCTGCGGTTCGACCTGAAGGACCAGGACGGCGAGGCCGTCACGATCGGGACGACGGACAGCATGGCGGTCGTGTTTCTGGACGATACGCGGCAGACCGTCCACACGTTCAGCTTTGCGAAGGTGGAGAATGACCAGGTCACTTTGGACTTCGACGCGACGGTCTCGGCAAAATTCACGAAGGGAAAATACACCTACGATATCCGGTACACGCACGGCGACAAGACGACGCTGGCGAGCGGGAATCGGGCATTCGTGGAGTAAGGAGCAGGTATGAGGGTAGAGATTCCGAATCAGATCACAGTGACGATCGGCGGGCTGATCTCCCGCGGGGTAAAGGCCGTGGAGGTCACGGACGCGGGGAAGCTGATTTTCACGCTGACGGACGGCAGCGTGATAGACCTCGGCTCGGTCATCGGCCCGCAGGGGCCGAAGGGCGAGACGGGACCGGCGGGGCCGCAGGGGCAGACAGGACCTGCCGGCGCACAGGGTGAGACCGGCGAGGCGGGCGCGAGCATCACGTCGATCACGAAGAAATCGCAGAGCGGGACGACGGCGACGTACACGATCGCGCTTTCGGACGGGAAGACATTTGACTTTAACGTCGAGACCGTCAAGGGCGAGAAGGGCGACAAAGGCGATAAGGGGGAGACCGGCGCGACCGGCCCGAAGGGAGAGACCGGCGAGCGGGGACCGCAGGGCGAGACCGGCCCCAAGGGTGATCCCGGCGAAAAGGGCGACACAGGCGCGACCGGCGCGACCGGCCCGAAGGGAGACCCGGGCCAGACCGGCCCGCAGGGTGAGACCGGCCAGACCGGCCCGGCAGGTCCGCAGGGGCCGAAGGGAGACACTGGCTCCGGATTTGTGGTCAAGGGCTACTATGGCTCGGTCTCTGCACTGCAGACATCGGTGCAGGATCCGGCGGCCGGCGACGCTTATGGCGTGGGCGCGACTGCGCCGTATGACATTTACATCTACGACGGCGTGACAGGCGCGTGGATCAACAACGGGCCGCTGCAGGGCGCGAAGGGCGAAAAGGGCGACAAAGGTGACCCCGGCGCAAAGGGCGAACCGGGCGAGACTGGACCGCAAGGACCTACGGGTCCGCAGGGTGAGACGGGGCCTCAGGGGCCAACGGGTCCGGCCGGAGACAACGGCGCGCCAGGCGCAAATGGCGTGACGCCGACGATCGGCACAAATGGCAACTGGTATCTGGGCGAGACCGACACCGGGAAGCCATCGCGCGGTGAGAAAGGCGATAAGGGCGACAAGGGACCGCAGGGAGAGCAAGGCGAGACGGGCGGGACCGGCGCGGCCGGAACGACATTCACGCCGTCGGTCGCTGCGGACGGGACGCTCAGCTGGACGAACGACGGCGGGAAAACGAACCCGGACAGCGTCAACATCAAAGGCCCGCAGGGCAATCCGGGCGAAAAGGGCAACCCAGGAGAGACCGGCGCAAAGGGCGCAGACGGCGTCACGCCGACGATCGGCACGAACGGCAACTGGTATCTGGGAGATACAGACACCGGGAAGCCATCGCGCGGAGAGAAGGGCGACAAGGGCGATCCCGGCGCGCAGGGGCCTGCGGGCGCAACGCCCGTCAAGGGGACGGATTACTTTACGGCGGAGGATAAGGCCGCGCTGGTGCAGGACGTGCTTGCCGCGCTGCCAGAATGGACAGGAGGAAACTACTGATGGCATTGGATAAAGCAGTAGATTCCGCGCAGCTGAACGCCGACCTGACAGCGGTTGCGGACGCCATCCGCACGAAGGGCAGCACGTCCGCACAGCTTGCGTTCCCGGATGGGTTTGTGAGCGCGGTGCAGGCCATCAAGGGCGCGCCCGACTTGCAGATCGTCGTCACGACCAGCGCGGGTGCGACCGTCACGGCCACGAAAGGTAGCAAGACGGTTTCTGGGACGGCGGATGCGAGTGGAAACTGCACGTTGATAGTCGACGAGGTTGGAACATGGACGGTAACAGCAGCGACAGCAAGCACAACAAAGACGGCAGATGTTGTGGTTGGGACAGCTAATGTCGATTTGGCCATGATCGACCCCGTGTTCGGAAATAACAGCTGGGCTGCAATTATTAAGGCCTGTCAAGAGAAACAAGTTCCCAACACATGGAACGTCGGCGACAGCTGCAACATGACGATCAACAACAAGACCTACGCGATCGACATCATCGGCAAGAACCACGACGATTATGCCGACGGCTCGGGCAAGGCTCCGCTGACATTCCAGATGCACACGACCTACGCGACGCAGTATAAGATGAATGGCGCAGAGGATAACAGCTGCGGCTGGAAGAACTGCCTGGTGCGGACGTCCAATGCGTTCCCGGCGCTGAAGAAGGTGATGCCGGCGGAGGTCGTGGCCGCGCTGAAGGCCGTGACAAAGAAGACCACGGCAGGCGGCGCGAGCTCGGCCATCGACACGACGGAGGACACGCTGTTCCTGCTGTCGGAGATCGAGGTCCAGGGCACGCGGACATACTCCTATGCGGGCGAGGGCACGCAGTACGAGTATTACAAGACGGCGGCCAACCGGAAGAAAAACCGTGCATGGTATTTGCGCTCGCCGAGACTCAACAACACCAGCTGCTTTGACAGAACGGGATGGAACGGTGAGGCGGACTGGAGCGTCGCGTCCGAGGTGGACGGTATCGCGGCGGCGTGGTGTTTCTGAGCGGAGCATAGAAAAGCCGCCCTTCCGGGCGGCAAAGATAGACAAAATTTGCAGCGTATGATATGATGGACATGCCCCATTCGTGGGGCGGGCGCTGCTGCATACGGCGGTCAGTCACTTCCCTGTAAAGGGGGTGATGCTGATGGGGAGCAGACCATGGGCGAAAGCCCTTCGGTTTCTGCTGCGAGTCGCAATGATAATACTTATCATGCTGCTTTTCTCCCAGAAAGTTTGTTGACCGCCCGGAGGCACCCGAGCGGTCAACGATAGCTTTTTGACTTGACTGTTCCGGACTGACCGCCGCAGCAGCGTCCTTATATCTCCATTATACCGTCCCGCTGTCAATTGTCAAGCAGCGGGGCGGCTTTTTTACGCCCCGGGAAAGGAGCATAACGGATGGACCTGCAGGATCTGAACGTTGCCGTCGCGGAGATCCGCGGCAATGTCGACCGGAACACCGGCCGGATCAAGGATCTCGAGAAGAAGACCGACGCCGTGGCCAAGCTGGCCGAGGCCGTTGCCGTCATGGCCGAGCACATGAAGACGCTCGACGACAAGATCGACGGCATGCAGACGAGCGTCAACAGCCTCACGGCCAAGCCTGCGAAGAACTGGGACGCGCTGGTCAAGATCGCCCTGACCGCGCTCGTCACCGGCGTAATCGGCTGGGTGCTGGGCAAAATTCTGTAACACGCGCCGCAAGGCGTGAAATTTGAAAGGAGAAAAATACTTATGAACGCAAAATGGTGGAAAGCCGCGGGCATCCGCGCACTGAAAACGGTATGCCAGACGGCAGTCGCAACGATCGGCACGAGCGCGATCCTGTCCGAAGTTAACTGGATCGCCGTTGCCTCCGCCTCGGCGCTGGCGGGAATTTTGTCCCTGCTGACGAGCGTCGCGGGCCTGCCGGAGGTGAAAGAGGACGCATGAAGAAACTCTTTATCTCACAGCCCATGCGCGGGAAGACCGATGAGGAAATCCTCGCAGAGCGCGACAAGGCGATTCAATGCGCGAAAGAAGCTCTGCATGAAGAAGTGGAAGCAATCGACAGTTTCTTCAAGGATGCGCCGGTGTGCAACATGCCGCTGTGGTTCTTGAGCGAATCACTGAAGCTTCTGGCAACTGCGGACGTAGCGTATTTTGCGAAGGGCTGGGACGAGGCCAGGGGCTGCAAAATCGAACATACCTGTGCGCTGGAATACGGCATCCCCGTAGTGGAGGCGACTATGGTATGACCATTGACAGCTCCATCCGGGCAAAGTGGCACGGCGGAAAGCGCAAGCTCTCCGCCATCACCGCCATCGTCATGCACTACACGGCAAACACGGGCCAGATGGCGACGGCCAAAGGAAACGCCCGCTATTTTGAGGGCGGCAGCGAGGGCCGCAAGGCCTCGGCCCACTACGTCGTGGACGAGGGCGAGACGGCCTACGAGTGCGTGCCGCTGGATACCGTGGCATGGTCCGTCGGTGACGGGCACAGCGGCAAATACGGCGCGCTCGTCAACAACTACAACTCGGTATCGATCGAGATGGTAAGCCACACCGACGCGGAGAACCGCTACTATATCCCGGCCGAGACGCAGCGGCACGCGGCGGAGCTGTACGCGCAGCTGCTCAAAAAGCTGCCGAACGTAAAATACGTCGTGCGCCACTACGATGTCAGCAAGAAGCTCTGCCCCGCGCCGATGGTCAACGAGGCGGCATGGGAAAAATTCAAAACTCTTCTGGAGGAGGCGAGAGAAATGCGCTATGAGAAGCTGCGGGACGTGGAGAACAAGACGTACCGCCAGACGCTGGACAAGCTGGTCGGCAAGGGCCTGCTTAAAGGAAAGGGCGGCACGGGCGAAGACCTGACGCTCGATCTGAGCGAGGACAACGTCCGCATGCTCGTCATTCTGGACCGCACCGGCGTTTTCGACCGGTAAGCAGGATCTCTGCCAGTCGAGCGGGCCGAGAAAGGGAGTGACGCTATCACTGCGCGGCTGGCTCTGCCGAAGGAGCTGGAACACCTCACGCGCAGCGACTGGGAGCGCGTCACCGACGAGGCAATTTTAGACGAGATCGATCAGCAGATCGTGAAGCTTTATATCGTGCGCAGGCTCCCGCAGATGGATGCCGCCGCCGAGATCGGCGTCGACCGCAAAACCATCTCCCGCCGCCTGCCCCACATCTACAACACCGCCCGCCGCCTGGTAGGGAAAACGGACAAAGAGAAAGCGCCATGAGCAACGGCTCATGGCGCTTTTTCCATACGTAACGGGCGTAAAAAAATTGTGCGAAAATCTATTGCAAAAAGAATCTAAAAAAGTATAATTGAGTTAGAAGTGGCGCCCACCATCCCCCACCACTGCGCCGCGATTAAAGGAGGAAAACAAAGTGAATGCCATTTATATCGATGGGTTTAGCCTTATCGGAGGGCTGACTGACATTAAAGTTGATTTGCAGACGTCTACTCCGATGCTGGATGAGAACAATAACGTTGTCGGAGAAGAGAGAGCACTTGCGCAACGGATCACGTTGTCAATGCCGATGGCGAAAGAGCTTGCGGAAAAGTTGGCTGAAATGGTTTCTGTATATGAGCAGCATGTCGGGCCAGTTATGAGGCTGGATGAAATCAGGGCAAAATTGTCCCCTGAGAAAAAGTAAGTATGGACGATGAACTTCTGTTTGAGACAGTAGATCCACGTGGATACAGAGTTGTGCTGTCTGCAGAGCGTTATTATGGGCATATTATAAGCAGTGACGGTGGGCACAACCCGCACCCGGAGTTTTCTCCGGATGAAATAAAAAGTACGATTCAAAAACCAATCGCAATTTGGGAAGGGAGAGAACCTGACAGCGAGGTCTATTTCGCAAAAACATCTTCGCAATACCCGACGCTATTCATGAAAGTTGCCGTATCAACATATGATGATTGCGGAGACGTCACGTCGGCCTTCCTGTCAAAAGAGATGAAAGGCGGAATCAAGGAAGGAGGCCTGAAGTATGTCAACTATAGCAATGGACTACGATAAAAAGTATGACATCTTTTACGCCAGATATCCGCTGAACGAGCATAGCTACACAGAAGAGGATGACGATGGCATCGTCACTTACCACAGCATCAAGACGGACAAAATAACCGGGATTGCAGTTTACTCTTTTAAAAAGAGACTGCAGAACGGTACTTTACGTTTGAACATGCTGCCTGTGCCGCTGGATATGTATCGGAATAAAATCAACAGCATGATATCATAAGCGAAGCCGCCCATCAGGGCGGCTTTTTACGCCATGAGCTACAGCTCATGGCGTTTTTTCTATCTTTCCAGGAAAAGCGAGACTGCAGAAGTCTCGCTTTTAGTTGCCCATGATTTTTTAAGCCCCTACTTAACGGCAAGGGATTTCCGCTTTTTTGGCTCCCTACTTGACGGCAAGGGATTTCCGCTTTTTTAGCTCCCTATTTAACGGCAAGGAATCTCCGCTTTCATGGGCAGATGATGAACGGCGACGTTCAATCTCTGTAGATTCCTGAAATGGTTGTGCCGCGGATCGTGCGGTGCCAGATTTCAGGATTCTTTCGCGGATCTCTCCGCACCCTTAGTATAAACTCAAAAATGTGTAGAAGTCAAGAGGGGTACTGGGAAAATTTTTAAGAGGAAAGCATGTCCCACAAATGGTACACAAATGTCCCGGAAATGTCCCCCATAAAAACCGGGGAAGCGGCAGAATGAGAGTAGGAGCTGGCCAGCTTACTACTTTTACCGGAGGATTTTTTATGGAATACGCAAGCAACGGCAAGGCCAACGCGGCCCTGACCACTGGAATCATTGGCACGGCAGGTGTCGGGCTCGGACTGCTGGGCAATCTGCTGGGCGGCGGCTTTGGCGGCTGGGGAGCAAACCCGGCTGCAGCTGCAATGGCGGCGGGCGCAGCGTGCAGCGAAAACATGCCGGTCACGCGCTACGATCTCGACCGGGAACAGAAACTGGCCGCGAAGGACAGCGAGATCGCGCTGCTCAAGGCCAACACGTACAACGACCAGAAAATGCTGGAGATGTACGGTTATATCGACGGGCAGCTCAAGGACGTCCGTGAGGCACTGTGCAAGCAGGCCGTCCACAACCAGCGCACCGAGGACAGCTTTACGCTCGTCAAGCAGGATGTGGACTGCGTCCGCAAGGAGGCGCTTGACGCCGTGAAGATGGAGGCCGAGCGGCGCTGCTGCGGCGACAATTCCATCGTGACGTATGTCAACGCGACCTTTTACCCCAAGCAGGTCGCCGACGTCACGACCGGAACCGCAACGACGGCGCAGTCGCTCTACAACCCGATCCCGAAGTGCTGCGGCTGCTGCAACAACTAAGCCAAAGGGGCGGCAATAGCCGCCCCATCCGAAAACGGAGGATAACTGTATGACAGTGACGATAGATCAGGCCATGCGCGGAATTTTGCGCTTTTTTGATACAGTAGCATCCCCACATATGGACGAGGTGCGGTCCTTTGTGGCAGGCGTTGGGTTGTCTTTGCTGGCAGACGGCAGCAAAGAGCAACTGCTTGTACTGAGAGATAACCCGTGGGTCAAAGCAATGCAAATTATGGATGAGCACGGGGATATTGACATTGACAGGCTCTATAATAAGGCAAGACCTCGGCTCGATGGACGAAAACTCCCGATAAAGATTCCGTTTATCGGCAAACTAACTTTTGTTGCGGAAGATATTGACAATCTATACAAGTACATTCAGGAGGCGTGATATGGGGAAAGCGCATTACATTGAGCAGATCAAAGAGCAGTTGCATGAGATCATGGAACGCCCGGTGACGCTGGGCCACGCAGAAGAAGTTACGGTATATGCGAATGCTATCTGCACGCTGTATAAGCTGGGGGACGACCATTTTCGTGAGTCCGCGAAAATGATGGAATTTACCGAGGGCGATGCAAAAGAGTGGACGGCCAACATGCAAAACGCCGACGGCACAACCGGCCCGCACTGGTCGATGGATCAGACCAGCGCCATCGCCGACGGCATGGGTGTCCAGGGAACCGATATCCCGCGCTGGGCGTGGGGCGTAACCATGAACATGATGTACTCGGATTACTACCCAGTCGCCGTAGAGTTCGGCCTCAACCGCCCGGAGTTCTACGCTGCTCTGGCAAAGGCGTTCCTGCTCGACAAGGACGGCCCTGGGCCGGAACAGAAGCTCATGGCGTATTATGAGCATATCGCAAGGAGCTGAGAACACAGAAAAGGGACTGGACACAGAATAAACACAGTTTGCAAATTCACATTGAAAATACAGTGTTTTTTTCAGAGTTCGAGTCTCTTCAGGTCCACCAAAGATAAAGACGCAGGAATTTAAATTCCTGCGTCTTATTTTTTATCTTTTTTGGTAGAATAGCATTTAAAAGACGGATTATTTATGATTGAACAAAACCTTTTGCGAGAATTGCAAAGTAGCAAGACGTAGCATATCCTAGCACGAAAATACACGGGTATGAACACAGTGGCCGACACAGTAAAAAAGTGCAATTAAAATGCCGCGTCCATCTGGGCGGCGACTTTATCAATGCGGGTATCGAGGATGTCGGTGTAGATATCCATGGTGGTGGAGAGCTGCGCGTGGCCGAGGAATTTTTGAACGAGTTTGAAGTCCACACCGGCCTCGTAGAGCGCGGTCGCGTAGCCGTGGCGGATCTCGTGCGGGGAGACGGTGATGCCCGTGCGCTTGCGGTAGGCGTCGAATTGGTCGGTGACGAACCAGCCGGGGAGCGGACTTTTTCCGCCGTCGTTGGAAAAGATATAGCCGTGCTCCTTTTGCGGAAGCGCGGCGGCCAACGCTGGGAGCAACGGAACGGGGCGGATACCGGCGGCAGTCTTCGGCTCCTTGATCTGGGGCGTCGGACCGGTATGGTAGACGCTGCGGCGGATGTAGATCCTGCCTTTCTCACGATCAATGTCCTCGTAGCGCAAGCCCTCGGCCTCGCCGCGGCGGCAGCCGGTATAATAGATCAGGAAGGCAAACAGGCCGAAGTCGTCGTTTAGGTTGTCCTTGATCTTCTGGATCTGATCAGCGGGCGGCGCGTGGCGGCGCTTCTGTGGAAGGTTCTTCGGGAGAAGAACTGCCTGCGCAGCGTTAAAAGAGACGTAACCTTCGCGCTGGGCTTTATTCAGGATCTGCCGGATGATCTGGCGCTGGGTGATAACGGTCTTTTTTGCGTGGGTCTTGGCAAACTGGTTGATGTACGTCTCAATCTCTTTGCTTGTGATCGTGGCGACATCCTCCGGGCCAAACTGCGCGACGGCGCGCTCATAGGCAGGGGAATAATTGCGCAGGGAATTCGGCGCAAGCGTTGGCTCAATCTCGTTCCACCAGGCGTGGGCGACGTCGGAGAACGGGACGGTCTTTGGCTTCTCGGCTTCGGCGCGGTAGGCCTTGATCTTATTCCAGACTTCGCGGTCCGTCTTGCCGCGAAACGCTTTGCGCTTGCCGTTGACTGTGATAATGGATTCATGCAGGCCGTCCGGCCTGACGTAGTATTTGGGAATTGGCATCGTAAAACCTCCAAGAATACCGCTCCGGCGCTGAGCCGGGGCGGTTTTATTTATGTGCGGATCCAGCCGATTGATGGACTGAGGACGTCGACCAAAAGCGCAAGGGCACACAGCAAAAGAATACCCAAGAGGATGAGCGTCACAAGCCGGTGCATGCGCAGGGACTTCTGCTGCTGAGCAAGCTGCGCACGAAGGGCCGCGTTCTCGGCGCGGAGTTTTTCGGCATCGGGAGGCTCGGCAGGCTCGGCAGGCGGGATGCCGAAATACTCATCCATAGAAACGCCCATCTCCCGGCAGATCGGGCCGACCGTGTAAACAGACGGATTTTTGATGTCGCCGCGAAAGAACTGGGAGACGGTGCCGACGGAAAGGTCGGTATTTTCGGCGACGTCCTGGTTTGTTTTGTGCGGAGTGATCGTCTGCTTCTGCTCACGGCATAAATCAGATAATTTTTCCTTCAAAACATGTCATTCCCCCCCAAAAAAGCAAGACGTCTGACTGCAAAAAGCAACTGTCACATCTTTACAAGTCTACCGTGGACAGGCTACCCTAAAGTTACAGACGGCTCCCGGTCGCCTGCGCAAGCAAAAGCCCGCGCCGTTGTTCGGCCAGCGGCGCGGGCGACGCCTACCTATATCTTACAACTTTCGGGAGGCGCGAACAAGAGGCAAAGATTAACAAAAAATGAACGGGAATTTTGTGGAGAAATGGAGACGGGAATGGAAAAGACGATGGAACAGATTGAAAACATTTTAGAGCGGGCCACACTGGATCAGATGAAAATCATCCTGCGATTCCTGCGGAACATCATAAAATAAGCGCCGGAACGGGAAACCGTTCCGGCGGGGAAGTTAAGGATCGCATTTTGAGCAGGCGGTATAGCCAGCGGCTTCAGCTTTTGCGATTGTGGTACGCTCTACAGAATGCCCACGAATTGCGCTGCAGCTTCGCAGGTGGTATTTGCTGCCGGCAGGAGTTACCCATACGACATGTGAACTTTGACTAGTGGGGGCATCAGAAAAATTGTCCCCGTATTCGAGAGCGGAATCGTCCCAACCGACGGAGTAACCATCATCGTATCCGTCGTCATAGCCATCTTGGTAGCTATCTTCACGGGCATTTTCGAGTTGGCTTTCATATTCTTGCTTCAGTTCTTCAACCTCTTGCTTGGTATAGGTGTTTGTCTGGCAGCTGACAAGCAAAAAGATAAATGCAAGGATGTAGGCAATCATTAGGCCGTTATCAAAAGCGTTCCCGGACTTGAGGCGCTTGAACATAAATACCACCCTTATTTAATCTTGCGGAGGAAGACGGAATACGCGTCCATTTTTAGCGTCGTCATAGCCGCGCGTATATGCGTCGCGCTCCTTTTGCTCCCACTTGTTCATGTGGCGGGAAAACTCAGCAAAATGTACGAAGTAAGCGGCGAGACTCACGGCAGCGCCGAGAACCAAGAAGACAATCGAAATCCACATCAACACATGATCCAGAATCCACATGAACGTTGTTTCCTGCTGGCCGTCCGGAAATTTTCTTGTGTGGATTTCGAGCAAGACCTTGCCGATGAACCAAGAAATGAAACCATAGCCGCAGTATGTGACGATTTTGGGAATATCCATAAATACCACCCCCTACCAGAATACAAAAATAAACGGAGACGGTCAAGCGTCTCCGTTTAATTTTTTTACGAAATTTTCAATTTCGCTCCATTTTTCCGGCGGAAGCGCCATCAGGAGGGAGATGAAGCGTTTCCGGAAGGAGTCGTCCGCGTCGGACATGATATCCGTGACCAGCAGGGCCAGCTCCTCATTCGCGCTGCGCTGCACATACATTTCCCCTTCGCCGTCTTCGAGCCAGGCGAGGGAGACGTTGAATTCCCGGCAGATATCCGAGATCGTGCGCTCGGTTGGGACATATGTGCCGGAGCATATTCGAGAGACATGAGCTTGTGTCAGGTGAATGCGCTCGGCAAATTTGGACTGCGTCAGACCCTGATCTTTGATTAAAAACGAGATTCGTTCATTCACTGTGTTCATGGATTCACCTTCTTTCTGGAATGAGAGTATCACAGGCATGCATATTTGTCAATCAGAAAATATGTGAAATGTATAAAATAATACTTGACAATATACGTATCACATGCTAGTCTATACATAACGAATAAACCGAGCGAGGTGAGATCAATGTCAGAGGAGCAGAAGCAGCAGGCCGAGAAGATCTCGGCGGAGATCAACAAGATGACGCCGGAGATGCGCGAGAAAGCGCTGATCTTTATGCAGGGCATGGCTGCTATGGTGCAGCCGAAGAGCGAGAAGAAGGAGGCGTGAGGGGTGACGGAGCTGGAAAAGGCGAAGCTGATGGCGAGCCTGATCGGGCATAACGAGCGGATGATGGGGCTGGAATCTGTGCCGCGGATATCGGCCTACACAGAAGCAATGCGGCGGGCACTGGCCTGCATGATTCAGGTGCATGGGCTTGAAAACGAGCCGCTTTTACGGGAAATCGAGCGAGGTACGTGGCTGATGCACCCGGACAGCGCAATGATCCTGCTGCGAGGGCTGCGCGGCTACCACAACGTCGGGCTGATGCACCGACTGAACGTGGACGGATGGCCGGACGGCGAGGACTGCTATCTGGAAGCGATAGAGGAAGCGATACGCTGTTTGGACGCGGTTTATTCGAATATGCTGTCAGTCCACGGGGACCAATAGCGGGAGCTCCGGGTATTCCAGACGGAACAGGCGCTCTGTTCTGCGGCGGCAATCCTTACAGGCCTGCGCGCCGGAAAGATCATCGCAGCCGTTGAAGCAGTAGCCGAGACCGTCCGGAGAGGGACAGAGGTTAAAGTAAACGGTCTGCGTCCGTGGGGAAGACGGACAACAGACGCTGAATTTCTTGTACAGTGTGTATTCGACATACCAGAATGGGTTGGGATTCAAAGTATCATTCATAAAATCTCCTGCGCATCGCTTCCCGTATCAAGGATAGCACAGCGCAGGGGAAAACGGCAAGGGGGAAAGCATTATGCCGAGAGAGCTGGAAGGGTACCGGCCGCAGCTGGAGCTGCTGACGGATATGTTTCCGGGCCGGGCGGCGATCGGGATCACGGAATGTCAGGCGGCGCTGGGCATCGACCGGCGGACGCTGCTGGCCGACCGGCGGTTCCCGGCCAGGCACATCGGGAACAAGTACACGGTGTCGCTCACGGAGCTGGCACGGTGGATGGTACAGAGATAGGAGGCTGACGCATGGCGAAGGTAAAGACCTACACCCTGACGCTGGATGCGCAGGAACTGCATGATCTGATCGAGGCGGCGATGGTGTGTGAGTGCCAGGCAGCGCAGATCATCGGCGGGCTGAAGCGCAAGGGGCTTGACCTGGACGCGCAGAAGCTCGTTACACAAAACGCCCGTCTGGCGCGGCTCGTCAGGCGGATGCAGGAAGCGAAGGAGGATAAACGGAATGCGGAAACTGATTCTCAGCGGAGACGATTGGTTTGAGCTGAAGCACACGCTGGAGCTGCTTGTGATCGCGACCCACAATGAGGCCGAAGCGCCCGCCGCAGCCAAATTTGAGAACGAGGAAATGACCGAACGGGCTGCGCACCTCGCAAAGTGCGACCGGGAAAAGGTGAAGAAATACAAGCGACTTCTGGCACTGGTAGAATCGGCAGAACGTCTGCAGGAGGCGAAGGCATGAAAAAGCTGCTTCTGACAACGGAAGAATGGCTGCATCTCAAGTGGATGCTCGAAAGGAACATGATCCGGATGGATGCGGATGCGTTCCGTCGCAAAGAGGGAGAGCCGGGCAGCGAAGCATGGCGGGAAGCCATCGGGAAAGAGCTCGAGAGAATTGAGAAGGAACACAGGAATATCGAGCGGATGCTGGAAAAGATCGAAGCGGCAGAGACCGTACAGACCGCAACGGATGAAACGGAGGAGAAGAAATGAGAACCAATCTTGCGGAGCGGCTCGGGTATGAGCCGGAGGAAGAGACCAGGGAGCGGCAGGAGCGGCTGCTGGAGGAGCTGCGGTACCGGGAGGCCATGCGGCGCGTGGCCAAGTGCTGCTGCCTGTGGCTGGGCGGCGCGGCCTTTGTGCTGGCGGTGATCGCCGGGTACGCAGAGATGACCGACGCATGCGTCGCGACCGGCGCGATCGCGCTGGGCCTGACGACCTACGGGATCCTATGATGGACGAACAGAAGATCACGGTCGAGCTCCGGCCGGATCAGCTGGCCGACATCATCGACGCGGTCCTGGCCTTTGCCGATGACTGTGCCAACGACCGGGAGATCCTGCAGAGCATGCCGCGCGTCGACCGGGATACGGTCGAAGACCTTCTACGGCGCGAGTCGGCGCTGCAAACGCTCGCGGCCTGGCTGCAGCACGTACAGGAGGAAGCGGAGTGAATTATTTTGCGCCGCGCATGCGGCCCATCCCGCCGCCATGCGGCCAGAACTGCCCGGACCGAAGCGGCACATGCCGCGCCGGGTGCTGCACCTGGACGCTCTACGAGAGCATCCGGAACCACATCTACGACGTCAACCACCGAGACAGGGACAGCCTGCAGCCCGATCTTGCAGCGGGAAAGCAGATGGTCCATGCCGACAACCAGATAAGGAGGCGCAAACACATTGCGAAATAGCATCGACTACCCCGGCGAGCGGGCACCGCGGCG